ACATAGTCGGGTTGCCATCAATCGCAGTTGAGAATTGCTTGCGGCGCAGGCTCATTCGGCCGCCTGCGCTCTTTTGCTTGAAGTAGTCCGAAAATCCAATTTTGTGATCACGTTTGCATGTTCGGTTGAGCGTATCGTAATCAATGCCTAGAATTGCGGCCTGTTCTTCACCTGTGCAATGTATCGCCGACATAGTGTCAACCTGGCGCCAATCGATGATTGTTGGCTTCGGTCCTGGTTTTGCCCTGGCCTTTGGTTTTGCTTTGGCCTTTGGTTTTGCTTTGGACTTTGGCTTCGTTGCCTTTGGCTTTGCTTTGGTTTTCGGTGTTGGCTTTTTCGTGTTATCCATTTGAAACCTCCTCAAATAGTTGACCATCAATATGGACCGCTTGCTTGCCGGTGAACGCTTGCCATCGTTTAATAATAACGTCGCAATACTTCGGGTCCAACTCCATCATGCGGCAATGCCTGGCGCTTTTCTCGCAGGCGATTAGTGTTGAACCTTCGCCGCCGAACAGGTCCAGCACAATGTCCTTTTCCCGACTGCTGTTGGCAATCAACCCGCCGACCAGGGCCACTGGTTTCATCGTCGGGTGTATGTCGCTCCGGTGAGGTTTATCCTCGCGCACAACGGTTGTCTTTTTCGCGTTCCTGAACTCGTTTACTATTCCGATCAGTTCGCGCTTGCTTAATGCGTTGGCTTTAACGTCGTCATCGATGATCGTTTTCTTGTCGAAGTCGCCATACCAGCAATGGGCCGAGCCTGGCTTCCACCCGTACAGGATTGGTTCATGCTGCCATTGGTAATCCTGGCGGCCCAGCACCATGCTATTTTTTACCCATACGATGCATTGTTTGAATAACCACCCGCCCTCAACCATCGCGCCTCGGAAATTGTAGCCTTCGCTATCTGCATGGGCGATGTAGATCGGCCCACCCGGTTTGGTTGCCATCGCCGCTGCGCTGAACGCATCGCGCAGGAATTCCCTGAATTCGCTATCACCCATGTCGTCATTTTTAATGGTGAGTTTATCCGCTGTGCCACCCTGGTATGCTACGTTGTATGGTGGGTCGGTCCAGACCATATCGGCGATGCCGCCATCCATCAAGGTGTCGACCTCATCGATGCTGGTGCTGTCGCCGCACATGAGGCGATGGTTGCCTAAAACCCAAACGTCGCCGAGGACCGTTGCTGGCGCGTCGGGTATCTCGGGTATCTCGTCCTCGTCGGTTAGTCCTTCGGTTTGTTCCTCGTCGGTTAGTCCAGCCAGGAATTCCTCATCGAATCCCAATAGGTCAAGGTCAAAGTCGGCGTCAGCCAGGTTGTTGATCTCGATTTTCAATAGGTCCAAATCCCAACCAGCGTTGAGCGCCAGCTGATTGTCGGCGATGACATACGCTCGTTTTTGCTCGTCGCTCAATCCTGAAAGGGTAATGGTGGGTATTTCATCCATCGCCAGCTTTTTAGCTGCCTGGACCCTACCATGCCCGGCAATTATTGATCCGGCGTCGTCGATCAGCACCGGGTTGGTAAACCCGAACTCATTGATGCTGGCAGCGACCTGGGCAACTTGCGCGGCGCTATGGGTCCGGCTGTTGTTTGCGTATGGGATTAGGTCGCAGATGGGTTTATATACTATCGAGAGCATTCAGAGACCATCGCAATACGCGAAAAATGAATTTAACATAGCACAAAACAGAGACGTTTCATATAATTTGAATGGGCCTATCTCTATAAAGAATGGGTGTTAACGAGCACCTATTCACTGCTTCACTACGGAAACATCGTTGGCTAGGCCAAAGCAGATCGTAGCAGATAATTAGTGCGCCCCTCCACCAATGATATCAAGTCGGCTTTCAGCGGGGCGCGGCTGAACTCCAAATAAGAAAGCTACGACATATAGTCCATGACTCCTTACCAACAAAGCCACAATTAAGTGGCTTCTAGCTGTCGGGTTTAACCGAGTAGCTTAGGCTCCTATCTTCCGCCCCATGTTTTCACGACCATAGCCACGCCAGCGCTGCTACCATGATGATGATTATTGTCGCCTCGATAACGATCAGTTGTTTTGTGCTTTCCCTCATCCTGCATCACTCCCGTTATCCTTTGAATTCTCATACAATCTGCCCTTCTTGATACTTAGTAGACAACCCCCGATAGTCTTCAGGGTCGGCTTTCTTACCGCACTTTTTACAGACCATGCTCGGCACCACGTTGTTGTAAAAATGGTCGTCGTCGTAGCCTGTCCCATCGTGCGTGTTATCGCAGTATTCACAGATGTATTCACAGATGATGTCACGCCTGTGCTGGGATATTATTTTGTTAATCTTCATGGTGCCTCTCCCTGTATGGCTTCTAGGGCTTTTTTAAGCCAGCATCTCGCTTTATTCAGATCTGCAAAAGCGGCTATAACTTTTTCGTTAGCATCTACAAGCACGTAGCGAAATTGTAGCCCTGGTCCTAGATCGTTGATTTTCATTATAAGTGGGCCTCGTTACGCCTTAATTCCTCAGCGTAATCCCTGACATTTTTTGCATTATCAGGTGTCAGCCATATCTCGATTCTCACAAGCCCAGCGGCGAGTTTACGTTCGCGCTCCTGGCGCTTTCTTTCGTTTTGGGCCACTCGCCTCGGCTCTTTTGGCGCTGACATTTGTTTAGACGCGCATTTTCCTGTGATCTTGCAGGAATACGGCGAGTAACAAGACTCGCAATGCACGTCATCAAATTTCAACTCACTATCGAATCCAGCCATTGTCATTGTCATTTTCTCGTTCTTTTCTCTTTCTTTCGGCAGATGTTTTCAATCTTCCCCAAATACCCTAACTTTCAAATCAATCATTCGAGCAATGCTAAACTCGATAGACTCTCTGTTGTCATCTAATTTGCTGGTTTTTGCTCGTTTAATTCCTTGCTTTATCGCAATATCAAGCGCCGCAATTATGTCGCGTCTTTCATTGCAATCGAACTCAAATGTTTTTGGGTTAATCTTGAATCTCATAACGATTCCTAGTTGGGGTAACAAAACAATCATATTCTGTGACAGGTCACAGAGCAAGGGGTGGAGTGAAATATTTTTGCCCCTGGCGCGTTTAGGTTCGTTCCTCAGCTTCGGTTAGCTCGATCAGCAGTTCTATAAAATGTTTCGCTTTCTCCAGGTCCGCGATGCCGTTCTTATCTTTCCAGCGGGTTAGATATTTAATGGCGCTCGACTCGCAAAACCCGAGGCCGTTACGGTGGCAATATTCGACCGGCTGAATCGCAAGTTTTTTGTAATGCTCGCCCGCCACCTGTTTATCTAAAGCCTTCATATTTTCTCCATTATCGTTGTTTGCGTCTAGATGTCGGATAAATTCGGAATATACCCTTATTAGGATATATATTTATTTTTACTAATTTACTAATAATATATACATTATCCTGATTTCAACTTTATATACTCTTATCTAGTTATCTAGACGCAAAAGTATAATATAAGTAAATAAATCAACAACTTACGGTGCGTCCGGATGTGCGTCCGGATAACCCATTGCGTCTGGATAAACTGGTACAAATTAAAATGGTACATAATTCAAATCGTTTAAAAACTCATCAACCTCTGCTATCCGGACTTCCGGCTGCACATCTGGACGCATCCAAATTCTGTGCTGGCGTCGCGTTTTGTTGCAGGTGATTCGCTTTTCTACTTTCTCGTATCCCATCTCTGATAAGATTTTTGATAGCGTTCTGCCCGTCGGTAATGGTTCGCCCTGCTCCATCGCTGCATAGTCAACCAATGTTGTAATATCAATGATGTTTTCGTTAATAACTGGGCACCGATGGGTTTCGATGGCGTCCTCGACTGCCTCGCGCTCGGGCGAAAGGGCTAGCGCCATCATCTGAGTTTTAGCACCAGTCATCGGCGCGTTGCCCCTGGGCATAAAGTCGGGGCTGATGGTCCTGTTCAATAAATAATGCGCCAACGCGTCGATCCGCCGTTCGCTATCGTCAAACAACCGCTTGAAATATGCGTCAGTGCCACCCCCGGCGCTAAAGGCTGTATTCATTTGGCTCGCTGACTGCAATGCCGAGAATAATACGCAATACCGGCGATCGCCGTCGGCTAGTGGTATGGCGTCCTTATGATTGGTCAGCAAAAGGTAATTTGTGAAGTTGGGCACCGTTCTAGAATCCCGACCTTTTTCTTCAACGCTGATGGTGTCGTTCGTTTGGTACGGTTTCAACTTGTCGAGCACTTCATACTTGTTTGTCCCGCTAATTCTGATTTCCTCGACAACCGCTAATCGGGAGCCATGCGCCCAACCGGTGAACCGTCCGGCGATGGTGGTCGAGTCTAGCTGGCGCATGTTGCGCCCGAGGATGTTCTGCATGACTGTTGAAAAATACGATTTGCCGCATCCTTGTGCGCCCTGCAGTAGTACGCCCCAATTGACGCGCTTGCCTGGTTGCTGCAAAACATACGCCAACCAATCCAGCAATATTTTTTGCTCGTTTGGCTCGGGTAAAAGTATCGCGGTGTGCGCCAGAAACAAATCAATAACCGCCTGGCCGTCGTCGTCCACCGCTGCGCAAGGTTGCGCGATGTCCTCGCGGCATATGTTGATGTAATGGTTGCCGTCAAAGTAAACCTCGGATGATGCGCCCGGCCAGTACATCGTGTCGTTGCATTTCAAAAAGGCCGGGTTAGAACCGACCAGCACCGCCGCCGGGGTGTTTGATAATATGCAGATCGGTTCGCTGGCGAATTTCGTATTGAATGCCTCGCGTTTGATTCCGTAAAACGTCGCGGTGTTGTAATACTCGGCACGCTCGGTCAGGTAGACCCAATCCTCGGCCCACCCAGGCAATGATCCGCCACCGCCGCCCGTTGTTACTGGTGGCTTGACTGATTTCTTGACGTCGGTTCTGGTGATGCCGACGCCCTTCGCCCATGCCTGGTGCAGCTCGGCTGCTAATAATGCCCGATCGCTGTCGGCCAGTGCGTTGGCTGGCATTGCTTTCAGGGTGTCAACCATCGCCCGGTGCGCGTCGCGATCGGCTACGGCTGCGCATTGTGCTATTAACTCATCGAAAGGTGTGGCGCCCGATTCATTCGTCGTTGCGACCGCGCCGATGCCGCCCGATTCTTTTACATGGTAGATAATCGATGCAAAGGTCGTTTTTCTGATGCTGTTGCCGAATGACCGCCACTTGCTGCCCATCACGCCTGGGTCGAACCGTTCCGCGTCGGCCTCGGACCACTTTGCCCAAATCTTTAACCCGTACTTGCTGCCCTGGTATTGATGGTGCAATGCGGCGCCAACCTGGACCCATTCGTTGTATTCGAGCGATGTCGCCGGGTATGCCCGCAGGTAATTTTTGACCTGGTCGTCGGTTATGTCCAGCGGTTGTTCGCTGATTGCGTCGTCGAGGTCATTGTTGGTTTCCGTCGCTGCAATGGTGCCGGGTAACTGGTCCTCAACTTGCAGCGGCCCGCCGCTGACCGCCATGGACCAGGCCGTTGAAATGTCCGGGCAGCTCGGCATGTACATAACCTGGTTCGGTTTGTAGCTGCATGGGTCCAATGGAATCTCGAGCGCGTCGCCGACCGCCCTGGATAGCTGTCGGTATTCGTCCGGTGTGATCTCCCTGGACAAGGGTATAACGATTCTCAGCTTCGGTTTGCCGATGGTGTGGCTGTATGTGGTGTACGCTGCAAACGCGCAATCAAGGCCCATTGTTAGCTGCAGTTCGATTTCGTCCAGGCTCATCCCGGTTTCGTCGGCGTCGAGGGTTAGCAATGACCGCCCGACCATCTGGTCCTCTTTTCGCTCGGTGCCGGTGAAGTGGCCGCCTACAAAGAACTTGCCGCCCTTTCGCTTTCGCTGTTCGTGTTTACATAACAACCCCGATAATTTTTTCCATTCTATTTCTACTGTTTTAGCGGCACCCAGGTCGGTACCAATCGCAATTTTAACCATCATTCTGATTTCCCTGTGCGACTAAATTTAATGCCCGCAGCCATCCACCTGTATCGGCTTCGACTTTCAACGCCTTAGCTGGTGACATCGATCCTTTCTTTACCCATTGGGATACTTGACTGTCGGTTACACCGAGGGCGGTCGCCATCTGGCGTTGACTCCCGTAATGTTTAACCGCTAATTTAATTGCGCTCATCTGTTGCGTTCCTCATTTAATGTGGGGTAAAGTGTACCTCACATAAAAATGAAAGGGAAATACAATGTTAGAAACTGAAATCAAAAAGCTAACCGCCGCAATTGAACGGTTGTCCGAGTTACTGGTCGCGGGTCAGTCTATCACTATCACTGACGATGGTACCCCCGTTGAACCCCAGCACCAATCTCCGGCGAATGAAAAAACCACCGAACTGGCGACCAAAACAAAGACAGTTAGTGTCGATGAGCCGCATCCGTTTAACTACGTTGCAATGCGCGAAGAAGCAAAAGATTTGTGCTTAACCCTGGTGCGCGACAACCGCGATAACAAAAAGCTGATAGGCGCCTACCTGGTAGGCTACGCTGCTAAAACCATCGCCCAACTCGCCGATGAAAACCTCGAGGCGTTTATCGCTAGTATGCGGGAGATTCAAAATGCCAAATAATCACGCCAAACTATCCGCGTCTGGATCCGCTCAATGGATGAACTGCCCCGGATCGATTAAGGCCACCGAGGGTATGATTAGCACCACCAGCGTGTTCGCCGAGGAAGGTAGCGCCGCGCATGAACTTGCCGACATATGCCTCAGCACCAATGCGTCGCCCGCATCCTGGACGGGTAAACCGCTGGTTGAATGGAGCGCCTGGACGGTTACCGAGGAAATGGCCGGGTATGTTCAGGAGTACGTTGATTTTGTGATCGCACTAGGCGGATTTCAATCCTATGAAATCCGCAGCGACTTCAGCGCCTGGGTACCGGACGGCTTCGGAACCAGCGACGCCGTGGTGTACGTCGCCAAAACCAAAACGCTGCACGTTGTCGATTTGAAGTATGGACAGGGTATAAAGGTGTACGCGGAAAATAACACCCAGGGTATTTTGTATGCGCTGGGTGTGTTCGATGCGATGTCGTTGTCCCATGAAATCGAGCGCGTTGTAATAACGATTGTACAACCGCGCATGGACCACATTGACGAGTGGTCGATTGATGTCGATGCGCTAATGAAATGGGGTGAGGTGATTAGCCAGGCAGCTGAACTAGCATTGTCTGATGATGCACCTCGAATCCCCGGCGAGAAACAATGCCAATGGTGCGACGCAAAACCTACTTGCCCAGCACTATTGAAAATGACCGAAGCAACGATGATGGCCGAATTTGACGACCTCGATGTTGTGCCGGTCGAATCGCTTACCGATGAGCAGATGGCGCTGGCGTTAACCAATAAGAAGTTAATTCTATCGTGGCTCGATGCGATTGCGGCGACGGTCAAAGATCGGCTGCTGTCGGGTCAGGATTTCCCCGGTTATAAAATGGTTGCTGGCAACCAGTCGCGGTCCTGGTCGGTTGATGATGGTGTCGTTTATACTACGCTGGTTGATGACTTTGGCGTCGAGAGTGACGATAAAATATACATTGCTAAAATTATCAGCCCAGCCCAGGCCGAGAAACTGGTGGGCAAAAAACGCGCCGCCGAACTTGCAACAATGATCCAATCCAAGGATGGCGCACCGACACTGGTGGTTGATTCGGATAAGCGCCCGGCGGTGAATGTTTCAGTTGACGACTTCGAAGATTTAACTTAGTATTAACCCCGTCGCGCTTTGCGGCGTTAAATTGAACTTAAAACAGGAAATAGAACTAATGGCTAAAATCTCCCTAAAAAATGTAAGACTCTCCTTTCCTTCACTGTTTCAAAAGGCGACTTTTGAAGGTCAGGAAACGAAATACGAGGCAACGCTACTGCTCGATAAAGATCAGCATGCTGATGTTATCAAAGCAATCCAGTCCGAAATGAAAATCGGCATAAAGGAAAAACTTGACGGCGCAAAACTTGGTGCCGATAAGCTGTGCCTTAAAGACGGTGTCGATAGTGAGTATGATGGCTATGAAAACGCCTGGTCACTAAAAGCCTCGAACGCAAAGCGCCCGCTGGTGATCGATCGAGACAAGTCACCGTTAACTGACGACGACAATCGCATTTATTCGGGGTGCTACGTTAACGCCAGCGTCGAACTTTGGTATCAAAAGAATGCATATGGTAAGCGCGTGAACGCTAACCTGCTCGGTGTTCAATTCTTTAAAGATGGCGATGCGTTTGGCGAGGGTGGTTCAACCGCCAGCGGCGACGACTTCGACGCCTTTGATGATGCAGACACCGACGATGATATCTTTGGCTAAACCGGGCGCTCCCCTTTGGCCCACTTCGGTGGGCCTTTTTTCTATCCGATAAGGCTACCCCTTATGATCGTGATTGATGTCGAAATTTATAAAAACTACTTTCTGCTATCCGCCAAGCATCTAATGACCGACAAATATAAACGCTTTGAATTCTACGATGGGCACCCGCCCGACCTGGCCGGTATTGCTAAACTAATGAAGCACAACACGACCGTCAGTTTTAACGGCTTGAACTTTGATCTGATTCTGATAGCGGCTCTGCTCGATGGTGCTACTGTGGCGTCGCTGAAGATTCTATGTGATCGCATTATCAAAGGGCGATCCCCTGGTTGGGTAGTTGCGAAGGATGCGGGTATCAGTCTAAATCGCGGTTGGGACCACATCGACCTATTTGAAGTCGC